CCCGTGCTGACCGAGGAGGAAAAACGTGTTCTGCTCACCCGTGCGCGTGCCGGGGACGGGGACGCCCGCTGCCGGATGATCGAAGGCAATCTGCGTCTGGTGCTGAGCGTGGTGCAGAGGTTTGCACAGCGAGGGGAGAACCTGGACGATTTGTTTCAGGTGGGGTGCATTGGGCTGATCAAAGCCATTGACAACTTCGACCCCGCTCAGCCGGTGCGGTTCTCCACCTATGGGGTGCCGATGATCATTGGAGAGATCCGGCGATTTCTGCGGGACAACAATGCGCTGCGGGTCAGCCGCTCGCTGCGGGATGCGGCGTACCGCGCCATGCAGGCCAGAGAACGGCTGGAAAAACAGCTGGGACGAGAGCCGACTATGGACGAGATCGCTGCCGAAGCGGGTCTGGAACGGCGTGAAGTGGCCGCCGCTATGGAGTCGGTGGCAGAGCCGGTGAGCCTGGAGGAGCCGCTGTATACCGATGGCGGCGACGCTATGTATGTGATCGACCAGGTGAAGGATACCGATGGAGAGGAAAGCTGGATCAGCGCCCTGTCCTTTCGGCAGACGGTGGAAGCCTTGTCTCCGCGGGAAAAAAAGATCATGGAGCTGCGCTATCTCCGCGGCAAGACCCAAATGGAGGTGGCCCGTGAGATCGGCATCAGCCAGGCACAGGTCAGCCGACTGGAAAAAGGCGCCCTGCGCCAGTTCCGCCCGGATGCGGAGCAGTAAGACCCCATAAAAATGCCGCCCTGCCTATGATCGAGGAAAGGGCGGCGTTTTTATGGGTGGTATTTGCGCCGGGTGGCTGCGCCGCCCCGCAGATGCCGCTCGGCCTTGTTGCGGGCAAGCACAGCTCGTACCTGGATGAACAGCCCAGGGCTGACCATGCGCAGCCGGGCAGAAACGTCTGCTGGTGTCAAGTTAGGAACAAAAAATATAGTGGGCTGAGCAATCTCCGTCGGAAGATTACTCATTTCCCAGCAATGCCATAAACACATCATCAAACTTCCACTTGATTTTGATATGCTCGGCATCGTACACCAGAACCTGTTCCACAAAAATTCGTTCCAGTTCTTTGGTAAAGGTTTTAACATCCTGATACTGATGAATCAGTTCAGATAAAAGGGTTACTCTTGCATTGCCATTTTTCTTCATCGTCCGCTTTGCTTCAATCGCCCGGACTTTGCTTTGCAGTTCCTCAACCGCCGCATTGGCTTCACTTCGCTGTTTCATATACTCGTCCCTTGTAAGATCCCCTTCACGGTATTTCTCATAAAGGCGGGTTTTCTTTTTCTCAAGGTTTGTGATCGACCGTTCATACAGAGAGGTGTCAAAGTCAGCTTCTTCTTTTTTCTGCTGTGTCTTTTGAAGCTCCTCCCAATGGAGGAACTGTTCAAAATGCCATTGTAAAGCCGCCATGACAGCCCCTCGCAGCTTTTCATCCGAGTAGGCGGCATTGCTGCATACCGCCTGGGGATTGACTTCTCCATATCGGCAAATCAGTTTCTTGCGATCTCTGCTGTATGACAGCTTCCTGCCACAATGAGCACACTCAAACGCATTCGTCCGGTCGATTTCCCTTGGTTGGTGCTTTTGATATACCTTGAAGGTTCCCTGTACCCTGAGAAAATCTTCGTAAGATACAATCCCTTCATGGGTATTCTCAACCCTGATCCAGTTTTCTTTCTCAACCGGTGTGTCCTTACCGTAAATTCCTTTCAGCGTCCGTTTGAGAGAAATCATGTTTCCGGCATAGCGTTCATCCTTCAGAATGCCAATCACTTTTGCGGAGTCCCAGCCGGAAATACTGTTTTTTCTTCTCCAATCCATTCCTCTTTTTTTCTGGAGTGCATACTGTGCCGGAGAGGGAATGCCGGATTCATTCAGCATTTTTGTGATTTTCAGGGCAGATAAACCGGCAAGTTTCAGTTCAAAAATCTTTCTGACCACAGGAGCGGCTTCCTCATCCACGACCAGCTTATGCTTGTCCTCTGGAGATTTCAGATAACCGTAAGGGGCATTGGCACTGGCAAATTTCCCTTCCCTTGCCATCTCACTGCGGGTACTGCGGAGCTTCTTGGAAGTGTCCCTGCTGTAGAAGTCGGCAATATAATTCTTAAACACCACCTCCAGACCGGCAGTTTCGGTTCCATTGTCCTTACTGTCATAGTTGTCTGTGACTGCAATGAAACGGATACCCAGGAACGGAAAGAGCTGTTCCAGATAGTTGCCGATTTCAATATAGTCCCTGCAAAAGCGGGAAAAGTCTTTCACAATAATGCAGTTGATTTTCCCCTCTCGCACAAGATCCAGCATTTCATTGAACTGCGGTCGGTCTATGCGTTTACCGCTGAAACCGTCATCACAAAACTCCTTCACTTCATATCCCTGAAATTCCGGATGCGTTTTGAGATAGTCATACAGAAGCATACGCTGATTGGTAATGCTGTTGCTTTCTTCTTTGTTTCCGTAAAGCCCAACATCATCATCTTCCTTGGACATTCGAGTGTAAAGTGCCACAACGTAAGGTTTGTTTTCCATGAGTTACGCCCCCTTTCGCACTTCTGCAAGTTGCTGCAATTTCTTAAATTCGTCCTCAAAGCGGAAGCGGATGGTCAGCCTGCTGTCTGTATGTACCTGAACCTCTGCAATAAATGCCTCGATGATTTCACGATTCAGAACAGGGAAATCTCGGTACTGGTAAACAATTTCCGACAAGGAACCGGAAGCATGAAAATCTTCCTCATATAGAACCTGTTCCTGTAACAAATGTTCAATTTCCTCAGTCAGTGTAAGGACTTCTTCTGAATAATTCTTTCTTAAGGTCAGATATTCAGTTTCATTCAGAAGTCCATCCTGGTAATCTTCATAAATGCCGCAGGACATCTGCTCAACCTTTGCGATTCTACGCTGTTTTCGCTTTATCATGTCCTGATGGTTGGCGACTGTCTGTCTGACCGTTGCTTTCTTATTCAGTTCTGCAATGACCTGTTCTGTGTCCAGAAACAGCCGGATATGATAGCGGATTGCTTCCTCCACAGACTTATCTAAGTCCTTCTTATGAATACTTTTTTGAGGACAGGAGTAATCATATAAATTTTTATGCCGTCCGCATTCATAGACTGCACTATAACTTTTTTCGCCGGACTTTGTTGTTCTCACAAACTTGCTCATTTTCATCGCCCGACCACAATCGGCACATTTTATAATGCCACGGAACAGGTTTTCCGGCTGATAATCATCATTGATCCCTGTTTTTTCATAAAATTCCTGTTTGCTTTGTGCCAGCAGTTCCTGGACATTGTAGAACAGTTCTTCTTCAATAATCGGTTCATGGCTTCCCTGAGCCACCTGCCAATCCTTTTCCGGTACGGTATGCCGCTTGATTCCTTTTGCAAAGGAAGTTTCTTCTTTGCCGTACACGATCATTCCCAGATAAACCCGGTTCTTCAAAATACGCCGGATCATGTTTCTCTCCCAAAAGGACTCGGCAAAACGGCTTTCTTTGGAAATTCCTTTTTCCAGAAGATAGCGTGTCGGAGAAGAAATCTGCTCCTCATTCAGAAGCTTGGCAATCGCTCCCAATGGAGTCCCTTCTGAACGCAGCCGGAAAATTCTCTGAACAACCGGACAGGTTTCCGGATCGACAATCAGATGGTTCTTATCTGCCGGATCTTTCAGGTATCCGTAGGGAGGATATTTCCCCATGAATTTCCCCTGTTTCTTTCTTGTCGCTATGGAGGACGATACTTTCAGGGAAATGTCTTTCGCATATCCTTCGTTAATGATATTTTTCAAAGGAATCATCAGTGCTTCATCTGTAAAGTCAGGAGAGAAGC